TTGTTTCACAGAGTATAAAAACTATGACACCCACAGCCAATGAAATACCTAGTAGTAAAACTACCAGTTATAAACCTATGGCAGACACCAGTTATAAACTGGAAGAAAGCAAGAATTTCACAGTAGCTCCTGCGTACAACAAAGGTGCGTACCAAGTAATACCTAGAGGAGATGTAGAATGGATTGGCAAGTAGATATCGCATACATAGTGGTTCTATTAGCCTCTATTCACATGACATACATGATAACAAAACAACATTGGATCGGGAAAACACTCGACTGGTTAAAAGACGAAGGACAAATTGATTTTGATGACGACTGAAAAATAGTTGTTGACAAGGTGGTTTATTTTTGGTATAATATACATAAGTGAGAATTAAAAATCACTTAACAATCAAGCGCAGTTGTAGGCACTGCCGTAACAACACCTACATATGTCTGGCACGAGTAGGAAACAGAGTTTTCCGAGGGCGAGGTAGGAGTACCATTTCCACCGATGGTCGGGTTTGTTAGACATACAACATTAACCCGAAGTACCGAAAGGACTTCACAGACGCACACCGCAAGGGTGCGATATAGGAGAATAAGATGACTGTATTACAGCATTTAAATTTTAACGACTTCGACAAATTGTTTGTCGGATTCGATCGTCTCAACAGAGACTTAGCAAATAGGGTTGCGAATAATCCCCTAAGCAACTACCCACGATATAATCTTATATCAGTCGGAGAGAGTGCATATCGAATTGAGATGGCGCTTCCAGGCTGGAATAGAGAAGATATAGTGGTAGAACAACTTAAAAACACACTCAGTATTGAGGGTGTAGTTAAGCAAGAGATTTCCGATGACGAGGACTTTATTCATAAAGGACTTAGTGGGAAACCTTTCAGAAGAGAATTCACTCTAGGGAATTGGGTAGAGGTAAACGACGCATCATATAAGGATGGTATGCTTTATGTGTCTTTACTGGTGAACACACCTGATTCTGAAAAACCAAAACAAATTACCATAGGTTGAAATGGGAGCAATAAGAAGAGCTATGAGAGCAACAACAAGAGTAGAAAAACTTCATGTAAAAATGCAGTCTGATATTTTAGTACTAATGTGCGTGTTGTGTCTCATGTATTTCGTGTTGGCTTAGGACAGCTTAGTGCAAATTACATCCAACGCACTAGAGAATTTACAAATAAGAGTCGCCTCAAACCCTTGGGGCGCTCGCTTAAAAGTAAGTGGAGGTGGTTGTGGTGGCTATACATATGAGTTAAGCCATGCCGAAAGTCATGATTTAACTGATATAGTATATCAAGAAATCTTAGTAGTAGACATACTAAGTAATGAGTATTTAAAAGATGCGATATTGGATTGGAAAGTTGATGCGTTTAGCGAGGCTTTTCATGTCGTTAATGAACAAGAGACAGGTCGCTGCGGATGCGGTGAGAGTTTTTACATATAGGAAACAAATGAAAACAAGCAATACAGGAATAGAATTAATTAAAGTCTTTGAAGGCTGTGAACTAGAAGCATATCATTGTGCTGCTGGAGTACCTACAATAGGGTACGGACACATTAAAGGTGTAAGCATGGGTGATACAGTTACCCTAGAACAAGCTGAAGAAATGCTAGTAGAAGAACTAAATGAGTATGAGGGCTATATTAATAATATGGTTACAGTTCCTTTACAGCAAAACCAATTCGATGCTATGGTATCGTGGGTTTATAACCTTGGAGGTGGAAACTTGAAAGCAAGTACACTTCTTAAAGTATTAAATCAAGGAGAATTCGAAGGAGTTCCTGCTCAAATTATGAGATGGAACAAAGCGGGTGGTAAGGTACTAGAAGGGCTTACACGGAGACGACAAGCAGAGGCTGACTTATTTAGTGGAAATTAAATGGGAAGGTCAAACTTTTAACATAAACCAAGAGATGTGGGATGCTATGAACGCACACGCAACAGAGCGTGACATGGACATATCAGAATACATAGCTGAAGCATTTACCAAACTCAAAAATGACTCTAAAAACACAGTTCACGAATGATACACTAGAAGAACAATTAAGAGAGATAATCTGCGACCAGCAGAAAGAATTAAACTCTCTACGGGCTTCGGTTACTGTACTAGAAAACTCAGTAGCAGAAGAACAGGAAGGGAAGTATAGAGCATACATAAAGTATGTTGACTTACAAAAGGAAATAAAATGGCAGACAAAAAACAAATACATCGAGTAGAACTAATAGTACAACTCGATGATGCAAAAGTAGGAGAGTTAGTAGATCAAATCTATGACATAACTCTGTATACTAAAGGGGTACGAATTGTGTCCTCCGACACAACACCTTTAGATATTGAACAAGTAGAGAATGCATGGATAAAGGACATTATCAATATAGATAAGTTGAATAAGCATATAAAAAAGAATCAAGTAGATATAGAGCAAGTGGAATCTCTACAAAATCATACCCACAGTCCATCTAATTGGACAGAGTACGAAGAAACCTTAGTTGATCTTCGTGAAAAGTTGGAGAAACTAGAAACATGGCACAACCAAGTGAACAATTCCAAGGAGACATGAGCCGAAATGAGGTCGAAATTGATCTCAATAAATTCATGGCAATGGTATCAGAAATAGGTGAATTAAAAGCCAAGATAATGGAAATGGAAAATGAGAGAGAACCCGATAATCCTTGGCAAAAGGCTATATGGTTTTCTAATATGATAGATGCCTGGCGTATCTTTCCAAGAATGTTTTTAAGTATTTATATGTATTTACTATACTATTGTACTTTTTGGTTCATGGAACTAGATGTACCCACATTAGAGCAATCGGGATTGATTTCGATTGTAGTAGGAGCAGGCGCAGCTTGGTTCGGACTCTATGCAGGAACAGCGAAAGACAAGATCAACGGCGGGAAGTAACATTTTTAGCAAACCTAAAAATATTACTTGACTTTACCTCAAAAATTTAGTATAATATATGTATGAATTTATTTTACTTAGACGAAAATTTAGATAGGTGTGCTGAATACCATGTTGACAAGCATATTGTCAAGATGCCACTAGAAGTAGCACAGATTTTATGCACAAGCATATGGATCGACAAGTTCTTAGGATTCGTTCCTAGAGCTTTGAATAAAGAAGAACGAGATGTATTGAATGAAGAAAAAGCAAAGATCAAACACCTTCTTCCAGAGGACAGACCAATCACACCTTATCTACCAATGATGTATAATCACCCATGTACTATATGGGCAAGGTCATCATTAGATAATCACGAGTGGACACATTGCTACGGCAATGCCTTGAATGATGAGTATAGATACAGATATGGTAAAGAACACAAATCTATAGATCAAGTAGTAAATAAATTACCCGAGCCAGTACACATGAAAAGAGTAGGCTTTACAGAATTTGGATTAGCTATGCCAGATGAGTTGAAAGATTATGACAATCCGATACAATCGTACAGAGACTATTACCATTTAGATAAAGCAACCTTTGCAAGTTGGAAATTCAGAGATAAACCACCTTGGTGGAACGAGGACTACGCAGACTATGAAAGTCGTATTACAAGATAGTCCCCTCATATCCGTCTGTTTTCCAGCTCACTGGACGCAGGGTAACATAGACACTTGGTTAGCCAAGTGGTATTCATCACGAAATTTAACACATTAATAGGAAAGAAATGTACGACCAGAAACCAAACACAGAACAGAATTTTAATGACTACGCAAAGTTTGTAGTCAGCACAACATCTAAAGAAAGTTTAGATACAGTCAAACTATGCGAAAGGCTAGTTGACCTCACATTAGAACACCCTAAAACTGAATTCTCTCAGCTACTCACAGCATCAATCGGTATGCAAGCTGAATCAGGAGAGTTCTCCGAAGTAATCAAAAAGATTATATTTCAGGGTAAACCATTTAACAAAGACGAACGATTCCATCTCAAGCGTGAGCTGGGCGATGTACTATGGTACTGGGTTCAAGGTTGCAGCGCATTAGGGTACACTCCGCAAGAAGTGATGAATGAAAATATTAATAAACTCGAGAGTAGATACCCTAATGGCTTCGAAGTAGCCATGAGTGAAAACAGACAAGAAGGAGACATATAATGCAGTTTTTAGGTGGAATAGCACAAGTAATAGCAGGAGTCTTTGGCTTAGTAGTAGTATCAAGTTTACTTTTTAACTACGACTTTATGCCAGAGTTTCTAGAATCTTTGAATAGTTTAACAGGCTTCTTTGGTCTATTAATATTCATAACCTTATTGACAGGGGATAGATAGTGCTTAATTTTTTAAATGAAGTAATACTTCTGCCTTGGTCAGTAGGCAAATACCTTTTTAGTTTTGCAGTGTACTGGTATACTGTTAACTATACTATGAACACTAATGCTTTCTTAGCTTTTACAGAATATGTAGAGCAGAGAT